ACTAGAGGCCGTGGTGCAGGGGTACTCGGGGAGGTGGCGGAAGCGCTACGAGCGGGCGCTGGAGAATCTGGGCTTTGACCCGGACACCAGTGGCCAGCGGGCGCAACTGTCTGCCTTTGTCAAGGCGGAGAAGTTCAACCCGTGGTCCAAGGTTTCAAAACCGAGGATCATCATGGCAAGGTCTCCAGAATATAATCTCAAGTTAGCAAGCTTTTTGAAGCCACTTGAGCATAATCTGTGGGCCAGGTTGAAGTCGAGGAAGCCTTGGGGAGTACAACCGAGCAGGATAGTCGGTAAGGGGTTGAACGCTGATCAGAGGGCCCGGCTGATCCAGCAGAAGATGGAGGGCGGCATGGTGTGCTTCGAGGTTGACGGCAAGTCTTTCGAAAGCCACATCGAGGTTGGGCAGCTGAAGCTCGAACATAAGGTCTATAATGCTGCGTTCAACTCCAAGACGTTGAGGAAGCTTCTTAGGGAGCAACTCAGGTTGAGGGGGCGGACCAGCGATGGGCTGAAGTACGGGCGTGATGGTGCCAGGGCGTCGGGTGACTACAACACCGGTATGGGAAATAGTCTCATTATGGTGGCGATTGTAGTGACGACTCTCGAGGAGCGCCGAAGGAGGGTAGGTTATGACTTTAAGTTTGACCTGCTGGCGGACGGTGACAACTGTCTGATCTTCGTCGAGAGGAATGCTGTGGACTACGTTCACGAGCATTTCGCCGCAATAGCGACCTTGGTGTCTGCGCATGAGATGGCTGTCGAGCGACCGACAAGCGTGCTAGAGGAGGTTGTCTTCGGGCAATCTCACCCCGTTTTGACGGAGCGAGGCCTCACCATGGTCCGCGATCCCTTCAAGGTCATGTCCCAAGCTTTTTGTGGACATAGGCACTACCACGAGTTAAATTGCGGTAGAAAGGTATTGCGTGCTGTGGCAGAGTGCGAGCTGTCGTTGAATAGGGGTGTGCCGATCTTGCAGGCATATGCTGAGAATGCTTTGCATGCTTTGAGAGGCACCGCCGCGCGACACGATCTGCTTGAGGATGCAGTCTACCGTGGACTCAGGTTGGGCGTTGGAGCCGTTCCGGTGGGCCCCGAGGCCAGGGCGTCTTTTGCCCGAGCCTTTGGGGTCGCCCCTGACCGCCAGCGGATGATTGAGGCTAGCTTTAAGGGAATGGAGTTCCCGCGTTCTTGGGAGGGAGTAACTCTCGAAGACGTGGGCCCAACCCCGGATAGCTATGATGCCGAGGACATCAGCCGTTGGTTGGAGAGGTGGACCGATTAGGCCGCTTCCGGCACACCCGCTGTAGTGGCGGGCACCGCCCGAGTGGGGCGGTGGGGCTCTTCCCACCCATTGGGGTGGGGCAACGGGGGAGGCGCGCGGGCAACCTGCCCGTTGGCGCGATGGCGG